CGTTCGACCCTTCCTGTGCCTTGCCGAGGTTTGACGCGAGTTGGCCAAGCCCCTCCTTCAACTGCTCAGTTTTCACACCCGCTGTTTCGGCCGCGACCTGCCAGATTTGAAGCTGGTGCGCGGAGATGCCGAGTTGCTCGCTCTCCTGTTTCAGCGTCTCGGCGTAGGCTAGGCCGTTGGTGACGACTTCCTTGGTCACGGCGACGATGGCCGCGAGTGACGCCGCTGTTGCGATCCCTGCAACCGCAGCAGCGCCGCCCGTCGCCGCATAGAATCCGGAACCGCGCGCGAACTGCTCGGCATCCCTGGCTATGCCGCCTTTCTTCTTGCCCGCCGCTACCGCCGCCCGCTCGATCTCCACCGCCAGCGCGCGTTTTTCCAGTTCGACCGCGATCTCCGCGTCACCGAGTCCGGCTCGCTGAAGCTGGTTGATCAGGCGCAGTTCGGCAAGCTTGTCGCGAATGACCGCGGCGTCTTCCTTGTTGGCGAAGGTGAGGGCGGCCTGCAGCTTGGCCCGATCGGCCAGCATGTGGTTGATCTCGGATTCGGCAGTCGCCTCGCTGCCGCCGTTGAGCACGGACAGCGGGATCGCGCCTTGGCCGGTGCGTTCGCCGGGGACGGATGTATTTGGCAGTCGGCCAGTTGCGCCGCGCGTGCCGGGGCGCAGGCCGCCAGACGTAACGGAGCGATCAACCATAGCTGAGATTCGTTCGCGAGCCGCGATCTCACGTTGCGCCGCCTCTTCCGCAGCCTTTGCCGCAGCCGCAGCCGCAGCCCTTTTCTTGTCAGCCGCCCTTTTTGCCGCCTCCGCTGCCTTGGCATCGGCACGCTCTGCAGTATCCTTTGCCTTCTGCTCAGCGCGCGCCGCCTGATCAGCGGCCCTAGCCGCCGCCCTATCCGCAGCCTCCTTTTCCTTCGCCGCCTTTTTGGCAGATGCAACTTCAGCCTCGTCGGCCGCTTTGGCGTTGTCGACCCGCTTCTTACGAGCCTTCCCAACCCTATCGGTGACTTTCTCCTCGCCGTCGGCAATAGCGTCCGCGCCACGCTTATATTTCTGCCCTTCCGCCTGTAGATCGAATGTTTTCCCCTTGAGAGCATTAAGCGACCGCGAGAACTTGCCGTGCGCCTCTGTCGCACGATTGAAGTCCGCCTCGTACTTGTCGAGGTTCCGGACGATCAGGTCCGCGATGATGGCGTCGACAACCTCAGCCATTAGTGGATCGTCCGTGCGATGCCGCTATCGGCGAGGCGCTGTTGCCGGCGCTCCACGAATGCGGCCTCAGGTGCCTCGACGGGCTCCTGTTCGGTGCTGTGGCGATCGTTCCAAGTCCAGAGCATACCTTGATATTCCCACCATGTCAGCGATCGCGCTTCCGACGGCTGGACACCCATCATTGCGCAGTTGGTGAGGACTCCTGCCCAGTCGATCTTTTCCTGCGGGTTGGCCGGCTCGGCGCCGGCTCGTCTTTTTTTGGCGGCGTGTACCCTTCGATGAGCGCAGCCAGTATCGCGAAGGCGAGCGACCAGACCTGCGTCATGGCCATGCGCTGGTCCGATGCGGTCAACACGTACCGCTCGATCAGATCATTCGCGCGGACGGCCGATACCGTGACTGGGTTGCCATCGACCTCACCGGAACCGCCGCCAATCAGACCTTGGCGGACGATCTCGACCAGCTCGGCGAATTTGTACTCGGCAAGGTCTGGGTAAATCTCCCCATCCTTATACCCGTACCGACCCTTGATCGTGCGGGCGTAGATCGCGCCGATGCCTGAGCCGCACTTCTGCTCGATCTCGGCGATCTGCCCCATGCCGAGCTTGAACGTGTACTCGCCGTCGGCAAACTTGAGATCGACCCAGGTCTGCACGGCGTTACGAGATGACGACGGTGAGCGTGGTCAGCTTCGGCGAGTTGGTGGCTTCGGCGAAGGTCTCGGTGACCTTTACCGTCTTGCTGCCGGTCGTCGCCCAGGTGGCATGGATCGTGTTGGTCGCGTCGTCGTAGCTGACTGCCGTCGCGCCGGTCGCAACGATGCTGATTTCCGAGCCCGCGTGGCGACCAGTGACCACGCCCGACCACGGGGTCGCCGCGGTTCCGGTCAGCGGCGTCGCTGTGAGGGTGGCGAGCGTCGGCGCTGTGGTCGACACCCAATCGACCATACCATCGCTCTGCCAAGTAAACTGGCTGGTCACGTTCTGCTTATCGGTCGCGCCTTCCTGCCACTGCTGGAACAGGAACGGGCCCTCCCAATAGCCCTGGCTGACGAGGTCATTGCCTGGCTCGCCCTCGATGAAGCGATATGGGAGGGTGCGACCATAAACAGCGCGGATGACGTTGGTCTGCGCGCGGTTGTGCAGACCCGTGCCGGACATGTTCTTTTCCTGGCTGTTCGCATTGCGCGACACCCACGGCACTTCCTCGGGATCCTGGCAGTTCGGGACCGCTTCGTCGGTCGTGTTGACCTGGTGCGTCAGGTTGCGGGTATTGAGGCCGCAAATGATGACGTAGCCGGTGATCGGACTACCGCCGCCGTCGAGCAGGCCAAGGGTCGTGACGTCGACCGCCACATCGAAATATCCACCTTTGACAGTGCTCGGAACGGTCATGTCAGCATTCCTCCGGGAAACGGGCGGAGGGATACGGCGCGACAGGTTGGCCGATTACGGCTGATCGAACAGGGGCTCTGGGTGCGTTACGCTCGCTGTAGACGCGATTGTCGCGGGCCACGTGCTCCGGGCGCGGGAAGCGAAGATGGGGCGTGTGGCGCCAGCGGAATCTGTCGATCCCCGCGGCGCGACGCCGCGAACGGCTCATGGCGGTCACCAGCTTATCGGTCTGATCGACACCAATGCCGAGGCCGCGGCGTTTGGCTTTGGCCAGAACATCGGTCGCCGTCGCACTGGCGGTTGCTGTCGGTTTTCGCGCTGTCAGGTCGCCCAGAAGTCCCGACGTCAGATCGTTCTTGACCTTGCGGCTGACATCATCGGCGAGGCGACGGGCCCATGCGACGGTATCCTCGATGTCGTTGCGGACCTCTCGCGCACCGGTGAGGTGCGAAACATCCAACCCGGTCGCGGCTTTGATCCGCTGTATCCATTGGCCGCGGTGCCATTGCTCCACGCGGGCGGCCGCGTCGGGAAGGCGGGCTTCGGCTGACTTCACCGCTGCGGCCACTCGTTCGCTGGCGGCATCGAGCGCCCGGAGCAAAGCGCTGGTGTCGCCGCTTGTCCGCGCGGAATCGTACGCCGTCACGATCGCCGCTCGCTCCGCCTGCCATGCCCGCACGATCAGCACGAACGGCGCGGCCATGGTGGATCGAAGCGCCTCGGTCGGCTTGATCTGGCGGAACGGTCTCGGCCGGATCCTGGCGCGCGCGATCATAGCTGGCAGGCTGTAGAGGGCGCCGGCCAGCAATGCGGCCGCGATTATCGTTTCGGCTGTGCGGTGGTCGTCGTCGGGTCGGGAGGCCATATCAGGCCGTAATGTGCTTCACCGCCCACATGACTGCCTCTTCGACGCGCTCGCGTGCTATGTGCAGTCCGCGGTCGTAAGTGCAGATTGCGCCGACTGCCATCGGTTCGGCGTCGGGGTTCTCGGGGTCGGCGATGAACTGCGTCGGCTCGGGTGGCGTCTGGAGGCTATCGAGCAGGGTTAGGAACTCAGCGCCCTTATCCTTGATCGCGATCATCTGCACCTTCTCCGCATCGCTCAGCACGCGATACTGATGGCGGACGGCATTGTTGGCGGTGCGCGCGTCTGACGCGCTATCGACTTGTTCGGTCATGTCATTCCTCCGTGATCGACTGTTTCCAGTCCTCATCGACCTCGCTGAAAAGCTCCGGCCCGAACTTGAGCGGCCCCTGATACGGCACGACCTTCGACACATCGAAGTCGCGCGGCATGGTCCACGAAATGGTGAGGTGCGGCTGATACGACGGCCAATCCCATGACGCGCCGGCATCGATGAAGCGCTGGTGGCGCCATGTCAGGCCATCCTCGAGGAATTGCAGCGCGATGGCATCACCGTCACCCATGCGCTCGACTGATCGCGGACCACCCGCACGAACGAGCAGATTGCCCTTCTCGTCGCCGGAATAGTCCGTGCCGACCGTCATCCAGTCGATCGGCGTCCGGCTGTAGGCGACGGTGACGTGCATCTGGTCGGCGGGGATGGTGGATTCGAAGCCCTGCGACTTGGCCCATGCGATCACATCGTCCGCATTCAGGAGCTTACGCTGCACGTACATGGTGCGCGGTGTAGCATCGAGGAAGCGGGCATCATTCGCGGCTCGGCGAAGTGGCGGCTTTTCGGCGCCGGTGGACTGATCACCTCCTTCCGCTTGCAGCGCATTCGGATCGATCGGGTTGCCGTTCGCGTCGACGTCGGGCTCGGATAGCGACGGGAAGCGCTCGTCTTCGGGTATCTCGGCCAACGCATCACCAAGCCCGGGCAACCACGACCGTTCCTCAAGCGTGTTCTGCAACGCCTTCTCGAACGCGATCGACGGCAACGCGTTGGTCGCCTGCAACTTCTCCACGCCCTGCATGAACGTGAAGAACGTCGTCGCCTCGTCCTTCTCGGACTGCGACGAAAGCGGCGCCCAGTCGTACCAGATGCCGTCGTCGACCTTGCCCAGTGCCGACGGGATCAGGGCTGCGTCGATTTGCGTCATGCACGGGCGCAGATCGAGGTCTTGCCGGCCCTTGATCGTCTTGTGCCAGAGTTGGATGTCGGAATCGCCGGTCGCGTTCATGCCCTGGGGCGAGATGCCCCACAGCACGGTTGCCGGCATGTCGGCTGCGGCTGCTGCTGCGGTGCGATAGGCCGCCATGATATCGGGCATGCCGGTCCAGGTGACCTGCTTGTCGTCGATCTTCTCCGCCCCGGTCGCGCCGTCACCGCCATCGAGCCACGACACCGAGTTGTTGCTTTCCCCCAGCGCGAAGGCCTGCAGGCGCTTGGCAAGCTCGGCCTCTCCACCAGGTTTGGTGAATTTGTCGAACAGCTTGGGGATGTAGATGCGCCGCAGTCTGGCTTGGCTGATCAGCGCCGCAAATCCCGTATCCGCGGTATCCACGTTCTGCACCGCGTCGATGATCGTCTGGACCTTGGCCTGGCCCCAGAAGTGAGTTTGCCAATCCGCGCCGATGATGTCGGCGACGGGCTCGGCTTTGAAGGCGACGACGCGGCTGGGATGGAACTTGATCGCGCTGGTCGCCGTGCCCTGCAACTGGATCTCGTAGAACGATGGATGCCCAAACCACGGATCGTTCCAGTCGGCGATCATCTCGCCGAGCGAGAAGCGCGACCGATGCCAGACGTGGATTGCCTTCAGGTCGCCGGCCTTGATCTTCGTGGGATCGAGCGCGGTGGCCTGTTCCTCTGGCGTGCCGCCGACATACAGCACCATCCCCGCGCCACCGAGCCCGCGCAGGCATTCGGCGCGGCGTACCTTGTTGCGCAGGTCCAGCCGCTTCTCCTCGGCCTCAAGATTCTCGATATCGGCGCTGTCAGCCTGCCAGTCGCGCCATTCACGCACCATCTCGGTCGCTGGCTTGTCGATCGCTTTCCGCATGACCCACGACCCGCGATAGGCCTGGTCGATCTCGTAGTCGGTCATGAAGCGCGCGAAATAGCGGCTGTAGCTGCGCTGGTCGGTGGTCGTGCCCATGCCGGTCAGCATGGAGATGAGCCCGTCGCGGATCGGCACGACGTTGCTCGCATCCTTCAGGCGGACACTCTCGGGTCGGATGCGGCCGGACATGCGCGCTGGGATACGCGCGGGGAGAGGGGCGGGATTACGGTTGGTGGCCACATGAGGGATGGTAGGGATTCGGACCCACGGCAGGTCGGGTATCGGCTATCGTGCGCCACCCAGCCCAACTAGCACGTCATGCCCTTACTCGTTCGGGTTCAGCTTTAGACCGCTCGGCAACATCGCCTCATGTAGCTGCCGACGTGATACCGCATTGGCGCGCGGCGCTCAATCCTTCAGCGCCGCGTCGATCATGGCCGACCAGACAGCCGGCACGACATGGTGAGGCTGCGTCTTGTGGGGGTTTGCGGTCGACTCTGCGTCGAACCCGGCATCCGTCATAGTGTTCGTCGGCTCGCGCATTTCGCGGATAACCGCACGTGCAGCATGAACCCAGGATTGCCAATTTTCCTCGGTGGTTTCTTGGCTTTCACACAAAGCCCGCGCCACCCGCTCGATCATCGTTTCAGCCATACCCGCTCCTACCACATTTCCCATCACAGCGCCCCATAATCCGGCGCGTACGTGCGATCGATCGCGACGATAGCGAACGCCCGCGACGTGCTGTCCGGGTCGTCATCGTGCTTGGCCGTCGGGAAGCCTTCGAGGTTCGTGAACCATCGGTCGTTCCACTCTCCCCGGAGCACGTCGACATTGCCGGCCTCGCATTGTGCCGAGAATGGCCCAAATCGCGTCACCTTGTCGCCCGTCTCAGTCGATGACCGCACGGTGTAGCCCGACAGCATCAGGATCAGCGATTTGACTTGGCTCTTGCCCGCCTGTCCGGGGTCTTGCGGCAGCGATATCTCAACGTCGGCCCCATCCTGCGACGCATTGTTCTTGATGAACCTC